TCATAAGGACTTCACCCCCTGTTTCACGTTTTTCGGGCCGCTGTACAGTCCCACACTGGCAAGCCCCATCACGATCCCCACCAGGATACCGGCGTAAAGATCATCAGGGACTGCATAGATGACCCCTGCCGCCACTCCCAAAACCAGGGCGAGCAGGGGAGCAAACTTAGCGGGAAAGCCGACACGTTTGGCCAGCGACACCAGAGAAGTGACGACCGCAATTAAAACTGCATCATCCATTCCTACCATCGGATCACCCTCCCAATCCCAATTGTGCAAAATAAAAAAGCGCAGCAATCGCGCCTCCGATCAACCCGGTCATCACTGCCACCAACAGACGGGTGATGATCTCGCGGTTTCCATCCGCCACCCTTCTCGCTTCCTTCGCCGCTTTCATGGCCCCCTCCGCTTTCTCCAACGCCTTTCGACTGCGCTCATCCGCCCGGATCGACGCCTCCACTTTGGACTCCAAGACGTCCATCCTCGATTCCATGCGGCTTTCCAAGCGATGAAGCGACTTCACCACCTCCTGTTGGGCTTCAAACATCTCTTTGTGAGAAATCACCACCCCGTCCCTCACCCCGTCACCCCCTTTATTCCGGATCGAGACGTATCATCAACGTTCAAAAAAGCTTTTAATGTCCAAGGACGCATCCAACTGGAGTGAACCGTTGGTACGAAAATCCACCGTGTTCCACCGGCCGATCTGCAAATAGTTTCCTATCTCCAACTCTCGTTGCACCGCGTTTGAGCTGTCCACCGGGGTTCCGTTCACGGTAACGGTGATGCTGCTAGACAGCGGATCCTCCGTCTCTCCTTCCGCCTCGGATCCCTCCCGAAAAAGACGGGCATAGTTGATCCGGGTGATCGCGGAATCCAAGCGGAAACGCAACCGCGCCGTTTCGGTGCCGCCGATCTCGTGAGAAAGGGCATAATTGGCCGTAAACACAAAACCGCGGTCATACAACGTGGTTTTCAATCGGTCCTGAATGCCGGTAACGATATCGGCCCAGGTTCGTTTTCGCTCCGACAACTCAATCCCGATCTCATGCCGTTTGCCCTCATCCCAATTTCGTGACACTTTGACCAGCCGCTCCTGAATGTCCAACCCCATTTGCGGATGGTGAATCCGGATCTCATCGCCCACTTCCGGAACCCGGCCTCGATAGGGCCGTTCCCCCCATTCATCCCGCCACTGTGATAGATCGATCATCGCGGTTTCATAAGCGACAGAAGGATGTTTATGTTCTTCCAGGCGGCGTTGAGCCGCCCTTCTCAGTGTGTCGGGGTTTTTATAACGTTCATCCTCCCACACCTGCTCGATCACGCCGTAATCCCGGACGGTATCCGCCTCCAGGTACTCCACCCCTCCGTTGACCGAAGCGATCGTCACCCGGTTTTCTCCTTCGCCTGCTCCCAGCGGGATGATACGAGTGAAATGCTCGGTCGTATCGGACAGAAAACGGATAAATCCCATGTTTTTCTGATACCGGATCTCCGGACCGATATCGCCTTGCCGTCGAACCCAATGGAGTGTCAGCTCATCCGGGTCCACGTAAATGTCTCCGCCCAGTGTATCCCGCAGAGCGTGTATGGCATCGAGGAGGGGTTCTCGGGAAAAGTCGATGGAAATTTCTTCGGCCATTTCCACCGTTCCCAGGCGAATCAACGGTTGCAGGTTTAATAACTCTTGCAGAATCACCCATGCACGGGTTCGTGAGTAAGAGCGCACACCCACGTTGTATCGGGAGAGGTGATGCATCACCCCGTAACATTTGACATGAGCGGTCCGATCCCCGGAGCTCTCCTCACTCCGTTCAATCTGATAGGGCTGCCCGGTAAACCAATAGCGCCCGCCTTCTTCCCAGCGAATAAAGGTTTGATGTTGCAAAAAAGACAGGGCATCATTCTGCCGGAAGGACAAAGACTCGATCTCCAAGGATTCCATCGCCATCGAAAATTCAAATTCGCCGGATTGGTTTAGCGCATTCGTCTGCTTATTATCCCAGGTGTCCCAGATCCGTCCGATCGGATTTAAGTTCAAATCACATACTTCAATCATCCGGATGCCCTCCTAGGTACGGTTGCCGGCCGTCGTCACCGTACGCAATCCATTGTCTTGGATGGGGGAGGCCTGACCACCGTTGAGAGCATCGTTGTTGGTAACCATATTGTCTTGGCATGTATTGGTGACTCGGATTCCCCACTCGGGAAACCCCCCGGACCTTCGCACCGTGTTTTTCTGAACATTATTCCGATGGGAGCTGGTCACCAGAGAGAGGTTTCCCACTCCTGCACCGCTTCGTCCATTGCCGTGAGCCAGATTATCATGGACCACATTATCGTTGCTGCTGTTTAACACAATCCCGTTTTGCTGGGCATGATAGACGATATTTCCGCTTACCTGGCTGTTATTCATCCCTAGTACGGAGATCCCTTGGTTTCCGGCTTCCCGAATCAGATTGCCGCGGATAATTACTCGGTCCGTGTATTCCACATAAATTCCGTTAACCGCTGTGGAATCCACCACATTTCCCTCGATAATCACATCGTGGATGGAAACCCCGCTGTCGCCGTTGACCCAGATGCCGTGCCCCAATGACGGGTCGGTTGTTTTGGTGATGGTATTTCCCTGGATGACGTAAAACCCGCTCGGACTGGCATCCACTCCAATCCCGGGCCGCATTTCGATCGCCATCCGGACGTTTTCAAATGTGTTCCCGATGACGGCTGCATGCTTATATTGATAGCCCCGAATCGCCTGCCCGGTCAGGTTCCGAAAGTGGTTTCCAATGATCCGGATGTTGGTGTGAAACACTCCAGCCGTGGCACTGTGGCTACCGACTCCCCGGTTCCAATCCTCAAACGTACAGCCGGTGATCAAGATATTGTCACAGGGCGTGTCGTCATAGTTCCCGTAATACGGGAACTGAGAAGCGCTTTTCGCCAGATCCAGCTGCACCGCCTCTGTAAACCGCACCCCCTGGAATCCCTTAAACAAACAATGGATCACAGAAGCGTTTTGGACAGCGTTAAGCTCGATGCAGTGACTGTTGTAATTGTCCAACATCCGGGTATCCCGGATGACGATGTCTTTGGCGTGACCAAACATGATATGGGTAAAGGAAGAGGGGAATTGGGTTCCGTTTCCATTCCAGGTGCCTCCGCAGATCTCTACATGCTGAACTCCGTCATACTCGTCCACGTTTCCAATCCCCGAGATGATCATCGGGGAAAACGCCCCCGCCCGGATGATCGCAACCTGTGAGGACAATTTCAACCGTGTATAACTGTAGATCCGCAGAGGGGCCTTAATGGCATAACTCCCGTCCGGAACATAGACTTCCCCTCCGCCATATTCCCGGGCTTTATCCAATGCCGCCTGGATGGCGGCGGAATCATCCGTCACCCCGTCTCCCGCAGCCCCGTACTCCCGTACATTGATGATTTTCAGATCCCGATTCTCCAACTCACCCAGTCGATTTTGCGTCTCCACGATTTGTTGTTCGGCATGTTCCACCCGGGCATCGGCGGTTTCCCCGATATATTGGAATGTAGTGGAGGAACGCAGTCCGATCACTTCACCATCCGTCGTTCCTCCCGCTTCCAGGACATCCAAGCGGTTTTTCAAGTCCGTGTTCCGGTCGGCATTGTAGTTAAATTTCTCCTTCCAATCAACCAGTGTGTCTCGGTTCTCAATCTTCCGATATGCTGGCATCAGTTCTCCCCCTTTAGATCAACCGCTTCCGGTTTTTGATGATCAGCTTTCCTTCTCTTTCTGAGGTGAGAGTTAGCCCCACTTGATACAAACGGTGGAGTTTTGTCGCGTCATATGTCTGGAACCGGACCCGATACCGCAGCCTGGCCCCGGTCAAATCGGTATCCGGACCAATTCCGGGAAGGGTCCCGTCATAGGCGACCGGCTCAAACATCGTCCACTCCCCTCCGAGAAACAAACTGGATTCAAAGATCACGGAACCCCCCGCACTCTGCTCGAAATCCAGCTGCCCATGCCGAATGGTTCGATCCGTGGAAATATCCAACGAAGCAGACGTATATTCCCCACCCGATTTCGGCGTCATCTCTCGATTCGGTAAAAGGAGATAGGAAGTGATCCCGTCCGCTTTCGGTTCCCGTTGGATATCATAGGGAAGCGGTGCAGCAGTGGTAATCTTCACGCTGTTGATCTTGTGGTTCCATTGCAGCAGTCCGTCACGGTGACCGATTTGAAACTGATCGGCCGTTTCCAGATCCAGCGGATGGTTGGTAAGACGGGCATCGGTCCCGTCCGTTTGCTGAGCGATCTCTCCGTCCAGGTATACCTCCATGGTGTGATTCTGCCATCGTACCTCCCAGTAATGCCAACCCGCCTCTGGAGTCAATATTTCAAACAACAAACCATCCGTCGTTTCCACATTCATGGTTCCATTGTCCCGCCGATTCAACTGAAGACCGCTCCCCGGCGGGGTCAGCTGCCACAAACAGCCCCTTCTGTTGGACCCATCCTCATATGCCCATACGCCGATCGATCCTTCCCCATTGTGAAAGAGACCGGTATTTTCCACTGTCAACGTTTCCGCCGCTTTTGTTCCATCGCGGTGCCATCCCCAGACATGCGGCGTCTTGGTGAGCATCGGCATGACGGCTTCGTATTCACAGTTTTGGCGTTGCGTGCCGCCGTCGTATAGGACATAAGCCCGAACAGAAGCCGTATTTGCAGGGGCGACAGCGGTAACGGAATAGCTGTCAAACTCATCACTCAGCTGTGAGGTGACATCGTTGGTCACAGCGGAATTGCTGATAAAGGTTTGACTGCTGTCATAAAAAGACAGGCGCAATTCCGCATAATCCACCGCCCCCGCTTTTCGAAGAAAAGTCTGAAGGGTAATGGTTTCACCGGGAGCGGCTGCGACGCTTTGATACAGCCAAACCCGGCTCTTCCCTGCATCCGCTGAGGCCTGTAGGGTTCGTGCCACTCCCTGATTGTTGCCGGTTGGGGAAATGCCGGCAGATGTGACCCAAGTGGACAGGCTATTCCAGTCCGCATGGGAAAGGTGCTGGGTGACTGCCTCTTCTATCCGGATCGCCTGCCGAAACCGGCCCTCTGTCAAACGCGGTTGATCCGGCCCCACTTCGGTTCCGTCGTCATGGTAACCGTCGGAAGGGCGTAAAAAAGCAGGTGCCGCCCGGATTCGTGATTCCACCGCCCCACCCGTTTCCGTGTCCCCGCCGATTCTCAAGTTTTGCATCTCTCCAGCTCGAAAATCATTTTCCGTATCGTGAATGATCTTTTTCACCACTTCATCCGGCTTGTGGTAATGAAGACGCAACAACTGATACCCGTGGGGAATCACCACTTGATCACCGGTGAGAAGGACACTTTGATCCGTTCCATTTTCCCGTGCTTTCAGCGTGTTAAAATCCAGCTGGATCTTCCGACGGCTTCGGCCCTTATACATGGCGGTGGAATCGCCAGCCAACACGGTGGGATAATCCACCCCATTCAGTTCGAGGACGGGAGAAAGATCCATCCCCTCGTTAAAATATGGAATCACCGCCGTAGAGCCGGTCAGGTCATATTCAGTCCGAACCGGGACAATCGGCATCTGAAAATGGATATCCCGATTATCCGGGTGAATCTCGTCGTCCCGCCACCGCCGAAAAGCGTAATTCCGGTGCAGCTGCACCGATATCTCAACCGTTCCGAGCTGCCGATGCTGCCCTTTTGTGGGAAGCTGGACCACCTGCGCCACATAAAAACGATCATCCTCTTCAGCCAGGATGATCCTCAGCGGCAACCGGGAATGGTACAGTTTGTTGGCGAATTTGGTTAAGTCGTTGTGATAATCCCGCCCGCGGTACACATAAGAGAGGGAAAAGGAACGCTCTCCTTGTTGCGGTTGAAAAAACAGCGGGTCACTACCGGGGATCGGCGTGGATTCCATTTCCAGCGCGATTCGATCCAGCTCGACCCAGCCGACCTGGCGGAAGGAAAAGTCAAGAGAATCAAATGATCCGTCACGGCTTTCAAAGATCGTCCCTTGCATCTTATCTCACCCTTCCCATGGACGCCTGCAGATCCAGGGTTAATTCCCGGCGCACCGTCGGCATGATTTTTTCTCCATCCAGTGAGATGTGGATCTCCATCGGCTGCCGGATCGAAGGAGGAGTCGATCCCGCCTCATTCTGTCCGACGATCGCCAGGGTAGACGCCACATCGGTTGCCGCCGTGCGCACATCGGGAACACCCGCTTGAATCCCTGCGGTAAACATCTCCATAAAATTGGGGGCCCAGCGATGGGACGTACGTCCCGGTCCCCGTTTTGTCGGGGAGGAGAAGCCGAGGAAATCACCGACCACTCCAACCACGTCCCCCACCACCCCTGACAGCTTGCCCAGCATCCCTTTAATCCCGTCGATAAACCCTTTAATCAGATTTTTCCCCCAGGTAACAGCCTTAGCAGGAAGACCGCCCAGCATGTTGTTAAATGTGTTTACTATGCCTTTCAAGACATTCCCCGTAGCGGTCCGCAAGGTATTTAACGCTCCCCGCCAATCTCCCGTGATCAACTGGGCGACCGCCTTGACAATCCCCATGATCGCGGTCAGAGCCGTGGATATAAACCCTTTAATCCCGTTCCATACGAACATCGTCACCGCCTGGATCAGCATCCAAGCCATTCGGATAGTTCCCGCAATCGCCGCCATCACGACGGAGATAAAAGGTTGGATCCATCCCCACACCCGCCGCACCGCAGCCATGATAAGCTCGCCATTCTCCTGCCAAAACGCTTGAATTCTTTGCAACTGGGATTGAAAAAACTCGGTGACCGCTGTCATCACGCTTTGAACAATTCCTTGGATAAAGGTGAGAGCCGTGTTAAAAGCCTCTTTGATCGCTAACCAGACCGTGTCCACCACCTCACGGAACCAGGAAAACCGATTATATGCCTGAATGAGCGCATATCCTAAAAGGGCGAATATGGCAAGGATAGCCACAATGGCCGCGACAATCGCCAACACCGGTGCCAGTGCCGACCACTCCGCGACCGCCAGGGCCACAAACGCGGAAGCCAAGCTGGCGATCACCGGCAGCAATCCCAATAAAACAATCATGAATGTTCCGGCAAATACCAAAAACGTCTGGATCGGTGCCGGAAGCTGATTAAACGCGTCCACAAAGTCCTTTACAACGTTAATCACCGTTAAAATGGCGGGCGCCAGCGCCTCCCCGATGTTTTCCTTCGCCAGATTCAATGACTCCTGCAACTGACCGAAGGCTTCATTCACTTCCGGACTGGCTGCCACCGACAATCCCAGCACCACCGTAATCGTTCCACCCACGGAAGTAGCCGCCGCCTTCAGCTGAGAATTCACCTTGTCCATCGCCTCGGACAATCCTTTGATCTTTTTATTGAATTCCACTTCATTGGAAGCAGTCATGTCTTTTTTTCACCTCTTCCTAACCGGAGATCTGTACCCGACTGTGGATGACAGTCAGTAATGATAAAAAGAAAAAAGGGGCGTAAAGCCCCACGCTGCTGACAAATCATGACGGGACGGTCGGGGTGGTTTTCCGCCTCCGCTCCAATGCGTGGCAAGTCGCTCGCCGGAAAACCACCCCTCCCTGTTTTAACCAGCCCAGTATCTTTGTCATCAAACTGAAGGTGTCAAGCCCCCTCATCCCTTCCTGGCCTCCATTAAGCGGGTGAACTGGCGTTCCCGCTCCTCCATGGCCATGTTTCGTTCCTTGCCCAACAGCTTTTTCACGGTCACCTTTTTCTTCAGATGAACGTTCATCAGATTGGCGGCATGCCAGGCCAGCCGGTGCATTTCGAGGTCCACCCGCTCCTGATATCCTTCCGTCAGATCCTGAAGTTCCAACGGTGTCAGGCGCCAAAATTCATCGGGCTTTAGGCCGAGCGGCCCGAAGGCGAGGCGTTTGGCTTCCGCCCAGTTCCATTCGGACCGCCCTTCCCGTTTTTTCCCCCACCTTGCGGAAACGCCGCTGTCAAAGCTTCCGTCACCTTCTCCGTAATCTCCTCGATCCGCGCCAGATCGATCAACTCACCTGTATCCCGCAGGGTCAAACCCGGATCTTCGTGGAGAAGGCCCGCCCACACCATCGCCCGCAGCTCCCGCATGCCGACGGTGCCGTCGTTTAGTTGCGTCACCGGTTTTCCGAGGGCGTCTTCCAGTTCGGAGAGGGCGTTTAGATCAAATTTCAATCGCCGTTTCTTATCTAAAGTCACATCTACAACCCCGCGCTGTTTGTTTGCCATGGTTCTCCTCCTTTAAGGTTTGGATCATTCCGGTATCAGACAAGCTTAAGCAGCCGTCACCTGACCGAGAGCACCGGAGCCCCGGAACGTGGCGGAGATGGAAACGACATCGTCGGCCGCATTGCTCACTTCCCACGAAGTGATGAAGGCCTGGCCTTCATACCCCTCATTGCCGCTCTCATCGCTGGGAAACAGGCGTACCATCACAGTTTCGCCCTGAACCAAGGCGCTATAGAGCTGATCTTGGCCCGCATCCGCGAGTAGATAAATGCCTTCCGCTTCCAGCTCCCACTCTTTTAATCCAGGGATATATTCCATCCACCCGTTACTGGAAAAACTACTGGCTTCTAGTTCCTCCTGACTGATGGTCAAAGTCGCCTCTCTCATCTCGGCGATCATTTGATAGGTATTGCCTTCGTCAACGGAAATGGATAAACTTCCTTTAAATCCGGGAATCGCTTGTGTCGCCATCGTCGAACACTCCTCTTATCATGGTTTTTTTAGTAGAGTAAACGGTAAGAGACGGTCCCTTTCCGATTGGGATGATCCGGGTTTGTACCCGCTTCACTCTCCATATAACGGCAAGGGATCTTTCCATTGTCGGCCCCGGTTAACTCCTGGTCCGCGAGCAGCCGGTTTAGATCATCCAGAATCCCGTTGGCCTCGCCAAATCCCGTCGTGTCGGACCAGATCACGAGCGTCACGGTCACTTCTTCCCTCAAACGGGACAAGGTGCGGATGGAAGAAGAACGAACCCCGCCGAATGCGATATAGGGAAGCGGCTGTCCCTCCGGCGCTTCATCGAACACCCCCGTCACCTTGGCCATCAACACTTCGTCTGAACGCAGACGAGTCAAAATCGTTTGCCGGATCGGCTCCAATGCACTGTACGTATGTGCCAC